GACTCTGTTTCCAATTTGAGTAATTTATTTTTAGTGGAATTTTTTAAAAACCAGAAAACTCTTTACGCACCTGGATTTGAAGAAGTAGATTTTCACCCAAATATAAATCCACAGAATTTTTTAAGCAAAGTAAAAACATTTTATCAGTCTAAAGGAACTGATGAAGCATATAAAATTTTATTTAAAGTTTTGTATGATGAAAATGTAAAAATTATCAGACCTAGAGAATATTGTTTTACTTCTTCTGATGATAGATGGATTGTATCTGAAACTTTTATTTGCAGTCTAGTTAGTGGAGATCCATTTAAAATTGAAGGACAAACTCTATATCAACCCAATGATCCTTTTAATGATTCAGTGTCTGATGCTAATGGATCAATATATGCTGTAGACTCTTTTATTCTTAATGGAGAAACTTATTATAAGATAAGAATTTTTGCTGGATATTCTAATAACTTGAATCCTAAGGGATCAATATCTGGAAATTTTGTACCAACATTTAAAACTTATTGCGTAGAAAATGTTTCTATTGGTGGAAATACAATCTTTGTTGATAGCACTGTAGGATTTCCTAAAGAGGGACTTCTGTATATTGGAGAAAATACATACACTTACACAAATAAAACCAATAATCAGTTTTTAAATGTAAAGACTCAGAATCAGGAAACCATTACTGAAACTATTTCTCAGAAGTCTTTAATTTACTCAACTAATTACGTACTTTCATATGAAGATGGAGATGTTGGATCTCCAGTTATCATGAGAGTTAATAATGTTCTCTCATCAGTAGAATCTCCAAACACACTTTTTGCTACAGAAGGAGATCCAATTATAATTGATAATCTTGGAAGAACTGAAGATACTGTTTTTACAGATTCATTAAAGTTTAACTTACCAGTTTCAATTTATGGTGGAAAGGCTGTAACTGAAATTGATGCTGGAGTTAGATCTTTTGATAAACAAGGATTTTCTATTACTAATGGATTGGTTCTATCTAAATTTGACCACAAGTTAAAAGATGGTGATTTACTTGATCTTTATGTAAAAGATATTGGTCAATATCAATTAAATGCGGAAAATCTTCAGGTTACTGCATTTTTATCAAAAGAATTTAGTGTTCAAAAACCTGAAGATGAAACTATTTTAGGAAAAGAAGTACTATTTAAAAGAAAACTTAAAAAAACAAAAGCAGTTCCATTTACAAAACTGTTTAATAACATTCAAGACAGATATACAGCAAATATTCAAGATGCTTATTCTGATAACAATTACAATTATATTACTTCAAATGGACTCCCAGATTATGAAGTAAATCCATATGTAAAAGAGTTTTCATTCTCTGCATCAGAATTAAATGATGCCACTTTAATTGGTGGACATAATTTTTACACTGGAGAGGCAGTAAAAGTTGTTGGATATGCAGTTTCTGGATCTTTTACAAATAGTGTAGGATTTAATACTGGAGATACTTATTTTGTATTCAGAAAAAGTCCTACAGTAATTGTTCTTTCTGAAACTAGAGAGGCTGTAGGAATAACTTCTACAAATTTAATTGAAATTGATATAAACAACAACATAAGTGGAAAGTTGGAAGAGATAGTCCTTTCAAGCTCTCCAATTTATGGTAATGAATTTACCACATCAAAATCTTTTAAAAAAATACCAAAAGTTCCTCAGTTTGAAAAACAAAGAGTAGTAACTGAATCTGGTCCTGTTGGCATTTTTGTTAATGGGGTAGAAATTCAAAACTATAAGTCTTTTGATAAAATTCATTATGGACAAATTGAAACTGTAGATGTTTTGAATGGTGGTGAGAATTATAACTTGCTAAATCCACCAGAATTCAGAATATTCAATACAAATGAAGATGAAGATACTGAAACTTTCTTACTTCCAGAAATGGAAGGAGAATTAACTGAATTAAGAATTATAAATCCTGGATATGATTATGAAGACACTCCTTCTGTAAGAGTTGTTGGGGGAGATAGAAAGGATGTTCCCACTACAGTAAAAATGAGGAGCATTGATAAACTTAAAGTATTCAATGCTACTACAAGAGACACTGTAGTAAGAACTACTGATAACTATTTTAATTTTGGAGATATTCATCCTTTCATACCAGGAGAAGCAATAGTTTATGAAACTCTTGGAACTTTTCCAATTGGAGTTGGAACTATAGTTGATGATGGAACTCTATTAGATCAAGGTGTTTATTATGTTTCTACAGTTGGATCAGCAACATCTTTTAGAATTGCAAACAGTAGATCAGAGGCATTAGCAGGAACTAATTTAGTTGATATTAGAACTACAGGTGGTGGTATTCAAAGATTTAGATCATTAGATAAAGTACAGATTATTGATGAGGTTTCTTTTATAGGTGAACAGAAAGGATTTAAATATAAAAAACTTTCATTTGGACCAGATGATTTAAATGTTTTTGATAATGTATTTTATTTTGACAATCATGGATATAAAGATGGTGATATTGTTGAAGTAACTGAAGAAGGAACTCCACTTACTGGTATTAATGCTGGTCAACTTTATTACATTGATAGACTTGATAATAATTCATTTAGATTAAGTGAGGATGAAGAAAAAACTACTATAGTCAATTTTTCAGGCACTGACTTTGCAACAACTTATTTCGTTCAATATCCACAAATTCAAGTTATAGTAGAAGGAAAAATAAAAGAAACTTCATCTGCAGTCACTGGATATGGTGCTACAGTGGTTCCAGTAGTTAGAGGTTCTGTAAAATCAGTAGAAGTTCAAAGAGGTTTATCAAAACCAGCAAAACAACTTTTGGGTGTTGATGATGTTGTTAATTATCATAGAAGACCTTTAATTCAAGTTAGGGAAGGTGTTGATGGTGAATTTCAACCTCTGGTTGAGGATGGAAAAATTATTGACGTCATTGTCAAAAATTCTGGTTCTGACTATGTAAATGATTTTGATTTAGTAGTAGATGGTGAAGGATATGGTGCAGAACTATCTGCAGTGGTTAGCAATGGTGAAATTTATAATGGGACAGTTTCATACAATCAAATCATAGATGTAAAAATTATCAATGCTGGAGTTGGATATGCATCCTCAAATACAACTGTAAAAGTTGTACCAAAGGGTTCAAATTTAAAGGTAAAAGCAAATCTTTCTAATTGGACTTTAAATGAAGTAACAAAACTAGGATTAACTAATTTACAAAATGGAAATTTGTTTGGGGCAAAATATTCAAAATTTGGAAATACTTTTGGAACTTTCTTTTTGGATTCAAATTTAATTGATGCATTTAGAATTACTAGTACAGCACACTCACCAATTGTTGGTTGGGCTTACGATGGTGCTCCAATTTATGGTCCATATGCATATGAGTTTACTAATGGAACTGGAAGTATAGTTAGGATGACTAGTGGGTATACTAGAAACAAGTTAAGTCCAAATCCAGATATTGAATGCATTGAAGACTTTACATTTACTAATACTGGATCACTAGATGAAAATAATGGAAGATTTGCTGTAACTCCAGAATATCCAAAAGGTGTATATGCATATTATTGTACTGTTGATGAAAATGATGTTCCAGTATTCCCATATGTCATTGGAAATACTTACAATTATGTTCCAGAAAAATCAAATTTTGATTTAAATCAAACTCAAGATTTAGATTTCAATCAATTAGGAATAGTTAAGTATACCTCACCATATAGAGTTGCAGATAAAGAAAATTACTATGAATATTTTGAGTTAATCACAAAAGATCCAAATGCTGATGCTATTGTAAACTCAACTTCAGGTGGAAGCATAACTGGATTTGAAATTGTTGATGGTGGATTTGATTATGAAGTTGGTGATAGGGTTGAACTTGACGATGAGTCTGATGGTGGTATTGGTGCTTTTGCTATTGTAGATTCTATTGCAGGAAATACAATATCTACAATTACATCTGGAATTTCTAGTTTTTCTGATGTAATATTCCTTACTGAAAATGGTAGAGTTGTTGGTGTTGCAACAACTGCTCATGGATATAAAGATTCTACTTTTATTAACATCTCTGGAGTATCCACTGATTATTCAGATATTGAAGGATTTGTAAAAATTAATGTTACACAAACATCTACAGAACTTACTGAGGCACTTCCAGATGCCTCTGTAACAGGTCTAGTAACCAGTATAAAGGTCAAATCACCTGTAAGAGAATACAAGGTTGATGATGAGGTCCAAATTGGAGATGAAACTTTAAAAATTATTGGTTTAGATACATTAAATTCAAGATTAAATGTATTAAGATATTCTGGATCTCCAGGATATGGAGTTTCTGCAATTGTCTCTGATGTTGTTAAAAAATTTAGTTTAGATAATCTTAATTATGATAAGTCTATTACACAATTTGATGACTCTTTCTATTTTAATCCAAATGATGCTGTCTCAGTTGGAATTACAACTCTTCCAGGTCAAGGCAACAATTTAACAAATTATCCACTGGGAATTGGAGTTTCTATTACTAGATTTGTTGAGTATGGACAAATTTTCTTACTAAATCATAAATTTAAAACTGGAGATAAAGTTACATATACTCCAACATCTGGATCATCAATAAACACAAATGCTGGATTACTTTCAGATTTACCCAATTTATTTGTAATAAAAACATCAGAGTATACTATTGCTTTAGTTCAAGATATTAGAGATATTAATGATCTTACTAAGATATTAAGATATAACTCTGTTGGAACTGGAATACTACACAAACTTAAAACTCAAAGACCAAATATAGTTACTGGAGAAATATCTCAAGTAACTGTAAATGTATCAACAGCATCTTCTCACGGATTAGATATTGGAAAAACTGTAGATGTTAATGTTGTTTCTGGAATCACTACAACTTTTGTTGTTTCTTATGGAGTAACAGAGAAAAGACTTCTAATTAATGGAGAAGATAATCCACAACTTAATGTAATTTCAAATGATGTTGTTAAATTTGATCTTTCAGATAGTAGTATTTCTGGAAAAGATTTTAATTTATATGCTGATGATGTCTTTAGAAATCCTTATTTTGGAAATGATAATACTGGAATTGAAGTTATTAAAACAACAGAAAATCTAATTTTAAATATTAGTAATTCCACACCTAAAATACTATACTACAATTTAACTGACATTACAAGTGGGGAAGAAATATTTACAGACTTTACTGTAAAAAATAATAATCAATTAAAAATTCAACCTAGTGTTTTCAATAGAAAAGCAACACTTGTTGGAGTAACTTCATCAACTTTTGATTATAATTTGCCAGTTTTTCCAGAAAGAACTAGATATACAAGTGAATTATCAACTCTGTCATATTCATTAGTAGATAAAGGAATTAAAGGTCCAGTAAATTCATTAAAATTAATTTATGGTGGTTATAACTATAAAAGACTGCCAGACGTTAAAACCATTACAACAAGTTCAGGAAAAGGTCTAGATATTATTCCAAAAACTTCAACTATTGGTTCTATAAAATCTGTAAAGATTTTAAATACTGAAAGTGTTTATCCAAGTGATAAAACTTTATCACCAGTATCAGATACTTTCTCAGCACTGAAAACCAAAGATAGTTTTACAGTTTTGAGGGTTAATGTTCTTGATGGAGGGAGAAACTATAGAACTCCACCAACATTAAAACTCTACAACAAATTACTTGATGAAATTGATGAAACATTTACAGCATCTGCATTACTATCAGCAAATAATGTTGAATCTGTTGTAGTTACAAATTCATCATCCAGATTAAAATCAACTGATGATTTAATAGTATCTGTTGATAATTCTAATGGAATTAGAATTCTTAACGCCACAGCAACAGGTTCTGACCCATATTTAGTTGAATTGACTTTAGAAACTCCACTTTCTGGATTTACTACATCAAATCCAATGCCATTTAAAGTTGGTGATGAAATTTTTGTAGAAAACATTATTGCAACTGCAGGATCTGGATATAACAGTTCTGATTACAAATATAAAACATTTACTCTTGTATATGTTGATCAAAATTTAAATTCACCAAATGCTGCTTTAATAAGATATGAATTGGATGAATATCCTGGAGTCTTTAGTGTTAACACTTTTAATGCAACTGTATCCAAATTTGATGATTTGGCAAAATTTGAACCAATTTTAGGTAAAAGTGAATTTTTAAATTCAGAAACTATAACATCTAATGATAAAATTATAGATAATGTAGATAATGAACCAATTACAAATTTAGTCAAAGTAAATAAAGTTGACAATATTAAAGTTGGTGATGAAATTATTGGTAAGACCTCAAAAGCAGCTGCTGAAATTTCTGAAATATTAACTTTTGAATCAAAATTACTTATAAATTCTAGTGTTTCAGAAAACATTGGTTGGAAAGACTTTAGGGGAAATCTTTCTTCAATTCTACAAAAACTTCAAGATAGTGATTACTATCAAAATTTCTCTTACAGTTTAAAGAGCAGAAAATCATATACTGAATGGCAACCTATTGTTTCAGACTTATCTCATGTTTCTGGATACAAACAATTTGGAGATCTATCAGTAGAATCTGAATTACCTGTATCTATTGCATCAACATTAACAGTAATATCTGATCAAACTTCACAGATTAATGTTGCAGTTGTATCTGAGCAAGATGTTGATGCAGTATCAAACTTTGATTTAGTAATTGAAGAAGATATTGATGACAGTGAAGGACTTTACTCTGAGTTTGTTAAATTTGGAACTAAAAAACTATCAGACTTTTTACTATCTAGAAATAATAGAGTTCTTAAATTAGATGACATTTCTAATCTATTTGATACTGATAATTCACCATTCTTAACTGTACCTGTAGATACAGTTGATAATACTGATGAAATTACTTTAAAATATTTCTTCTTTATTGGATCTACAGTATCATTCTTTGGAGACTTTGAGTTAGCTCAGACCATGGATGTCATGGTAACTAGAGTTGATGATGTTATTAACATACAGTCATATGCATATTATTATGATGCATATACTGCATCAGGACAAGCTCAAAAACCACTGGGAGAAATTGAGGGTAAATTAAGTGGAACTAATAATGATGAAATTAGCATAGAATTTGTTCCAAAGAATATTTTCAATAGTTATGCAATAACTGCAGTTAAAGAAACTGCATCATTAATTCCAGGAATAACTTCTACTTCATATGGATATGTTGATCAGATAGAATCTACTGTTGGAATTGCCACAACCAACACTGGATCTACTGAAGTAATTTACAGTTATCCTTTAGCAGATTTCCAATCAGCAGTTGGATTTATTGGTGCTTCTTCAACACCACTCCAACTTGAAGCTGGATTTGAGTTTTCTATGATAAAAAATGTTGATAATGTTATAGATTTAAACATATTCACAGAAACTGACCTTTCTAATTTGGGTGTAGTTGGTGTTACAACTACTGCTGGTGCAACTCCATCTGTTGATATTACCTTTACTCCAGTGGCAGGGATTGGAGTTACAGTATTTACCAACATTCAAATTATTAATGAGTATGATGCTGCTCCATATCAGACAACCACAGATTTAACTGTAAATACTAGTGAAAACTATGATTTTACTGGATCCTCTCAAGTTGGATTGACAACAACATCTTCAATATTTGCTGCTACAAAAAATATTATTCAAGTGGAGAAAACTGTAGGTCTTACAACAGAAAGATCTATATTCATAGTTAATGCACTCAACTTCCAAGATTATAATGATTTGGTATCTTATGGATTTGCTGGAAATCTCCCTGTGGATGAATTCCAAATTGATAATGTATTTGATGCTGGAGCAAGTGCTTACATACTGTCATTAACACCAAGTGTATCAGCAACATACAACTTTAAAATAATTAAAAAGGCAATTCTGTCCCCTAATATCTAATAAATATTTCAAAAAATGCCTGTTTCAGATATTGGTGCAATTTATACACCTTCCATTTATGGAAGGACTTCTTTTCCCTTGTTACATCAAGGGGATCCTGTATTCAAAAAGACTTTTGATGGAGCAAGCGACGAATTTGTTGGAGTATCTTCAGACAAAATTTTTGTAGCAAATCATTTTTTTAAGACAGGAGAAAAATTACAATATATCCCAGGAACTGGAACTTCTATTGGAATTACAACCACTAGTCCAGGAAACATTGGATTTTCTAGTTATTTGCCTGGTGAAGTATATCCAATTGTAGTGGATAAAGATAATATTAGAATTGCTTTAGCATCTTCTTTAGCACTTTCAAATGATTATGTTGGAATATCTACTCTAGGTTTTGGAACAGTACATACTTTAATTGCAGAAAAACAAAATTCTAAGTGTTTAATAGCTATTGATAACATAATTCAATCTCCAATTTCAGTTGGTGGAACTGTTGGAATTATTACATTTACAAACACATCTTTTACATTAGATACTTTACAGGGAGTAGATCTTGGTACAGTATTGAGAGTGTACAAAGGAGATGAAAATGAGATTGTTAAAGTAGCAGCTATAAACTATACAAATAAAGAAGTTTCAGTTTCAAGAGGAGTTGGTGTTTTAGGAACTCCACAAATAGTCTTTACTGGAATTATTACAGATACTGCTGCTGAAATTTTATCTGGAGGTTACAATATAGTAGAAGATAAAATATTTTTTACAGATGCTCCTTTAGAAGGAACTAAGATAAATTTAACCATACCAACATCTGAAATAAATTTCCCAAATTCATCCTTTACATATTTTACTGGTGCAGATGAAACTAATATTATAACAGGATCTCAATGTGTATTCTACTCAGAGAATCCACCAATTCAATTGATAAATGGAAACGTATATTACTTAATTAGAAGTGCAAACAATACTTTTCAATTTGCAGAAACTTTATTTGATGCATTTAATGATAATTTCATACAATTTACTACAGATACTGGTAATGAATTCCCTCCAGGATCTTTTCAATTATTCTTAGTTTTACCAACAGATAATAGTAGTTTTGATGGTAGAGTATTCTTAAGATCAAATTATGATGGAAATTATGTGTTTGATGATATATCACCACAATTCACTGGAATTACCAGTGAATTTGAACTTACAGTTGCTGGAGTTAGCACAATAGGTATATCTTCAGATAATGGAATTGTCCTTATCAATAATACATTTCAGTATCCAGAATCTGAAGAGGCTTTTGAATATAATGAAGTTGGTATTGGAAGCACAGGTCAAACATTCATAGAATTCCAAGGATCTACAGACACAAAAACTTATGATGTGAATGTTGGTGGACTACCAAGAGGTGGAATTATTGTTTCTTATGGGGTGACAAGTGGATCACTATACGTTCCACAGAAGCCAGCAAATGGCGTTGTTGTTGTATCTGCTGCTGGTACTGTATCTGACATTGTAATTGGAAGTCCAGGTGCTGGTTATAGAACTGGTATTACTTCTTATTTTGTTGATATTTACAATGCAGAAGTTGCTGGTAGTGGTGCTATTGCAATTGCGTATCCAAGTGCAACTACTGGAATTATCACTGGAGTTGATGTTCTTAATGGTGGTTCAGATTTCTTATATAATGGAGCATCATCAACCACTGATACAACTTTAAATCTTTTAGATCCAGATGGAACTCCAATTGGAGTTGCAGTTACTTCCATATTTGAAACTTTCAGAGGTCAAATAGTTGGAACAAATAATCCTGGATATGTTTTAATTGGATCTGAAATTATCAAGTATACTGGAATAGATGCAGTTGCAGAAACATTAACTGGAACTGTAAGGGGTCAACTAAACACTGTAGGTGCATTACACAACTCTGGATCAACCATCACTAAGTATGAATATCATTATATTGCAAAATTTGATGATCCAGCACCATATGATGATATCCCCCTAACTGGATCTGCTGCTGGTATAGGTGCTTCTGTAAGCTTATTTGTAAATGAATTTGGAGAAATTGGTGATATTAAATTTACAAATAGAGGTTATAATTATAAAACTGGAGAAGTTTTATCACCTTCTGGAGTTTTAGGTTTATCAACTCAAACTAGTGCAGATGAATTGAAAATTACCATCAATGAAGTAGCAAAAGATGATTTTTCTGCTTGGAATATTGGTAAATTGAGAAAATTAGAAGATTTAACTAGTAAGGTTAATGGAAAAAGGACAATTTTTACTTTGTTAGAAAAGGCAATTGTTAATGGTGCACTAGTAACCAGAAGAACTAGTTTGGAATCTGATTTAGCTTCTGGAATAGATCTATCACAAAATCTCTTAGTTTTTGTTAATGATATACTCCAAAGACCTGATGATTCTTATGTATTCTTAGGTGGATCTCAATTAGAATTTACAGAAGCTCCACCTCTTGGTAGTGAAATAAAAGTTTATTTCTATGAAGGATTTGATGGAGATGCTGAGTTCTTCCAAAATCAAACTGACGTTGAAGAGGGAGATCTTTTAATCCTTCAAAAAGATATATTTGGTTCTGAACCAATTGAACAAAAACAAAGAACAATTCAAAGAATTGAAAGTTCTGATACTGTGAGAACTGAAGTTTACTATGACAGAGGATTATCTGAATCTTCATCTCAAAGAAGAGCAGTTGAATGGACTAAGCAAAAAGCAGATTCTATTGTCAATGGAGAATTTATATCTAAAGTTAGAGACAAATTGAGTTCTGGTATTGGCAGCATCACTGTTTTATCTTTTGACCTTGATGTTAATCCTGGAATTCAAACCATTGGAATTACCACAACAGATGGTACTTTTAATGGATTTGCAACATCAATCATTGGAATTAATACCACTGCAGGTATTGGATCCTTTGTTCAAGTTGGAGATTATGTAGAATCTCAATATACAATAGATGGAACTAAAGTTGTCTCTATTGGTGCCAGCACCATAAACATTGGAACACTTTCTTCAGGTATTTCAACTATATTTGGTCCTAATGCATATCTTGGTATTACTTCATACTCAACATCACCTGTTGGGATAAATACAATACCACTGACATTCTATAGATTCAACTAATAAATAGCAGTAAAGTAGCAAAATCACATGCCAGCGCTAGTAACTGATAAATTAAGACTATTGAATTGCAGCAATTTTATAGAAGAGGTTGCTGCTGGTGATTATTATGTTTTTGTAGGACTTCCAAATGCAACTGCATTTGATTCTGAATGGGATACTACACAACCAAATCCAATTGATAATGATCTCTATACTAATTCATATAGAGACACTATTTTGGGTGTTAAAAGAATAAACACATCTGATGTTATTAGAGTTATCCCAAAACTACAGTGGGTAACTGGAAGAAAATATGACATGTATAGACATGATTATAGTGTCTATAACACATCTCCTGTTGCTTCAGCAACTAGATTGTATGATGCACAATATTATATCATAAATCAAGACTTTAGAGTTTATATTTGTCTTAATAATGGATCTGCACCATCAAATCAAAATGAAGGTGTAATCTCTACAGTAGAACCACTACATACTGACGTTTCCCCAAGAAAGGAAAATGATGGGTATGTTTGGAAATATCTGTACACTTTAAGTCCAGCAGATGTTTTAAAATTTGACTCCACAAGTTATGTTTCTGTTCCAAATGATTGGACTACAACAACTAATGCAGAAATATCAAGAATTAGAGATAACGCATTCAATGGACAAATTCAAACCATCTTAATTGAAAGTCAAGCACAATATAATTTTGTTGGAACTCTTGCTGGAGTTCCAATTAAGGGTGATGG